GAATTAAAACCAAACGGGGGCAGTTCCGTGAAAGACCAAGTGAACAGACTAGAGGCCCGTGTTGACCAAATTTATTTACTCCTTTGCGATAGGGATTAGTTTACTCTTAACACCACAGTTAGCATATGCTGATGAAATACTTATTGAGTTAACTTCTGAAGTAGCCTATATAGATACAGTAGTAGAGGTCAATGAACCTACTGAATACTTTATTGAAACAAATACTGGTCCTAGATTTGAAATCTCACCTTCTGGTATAAACACAGAGCGAGTTGCTTGGGTAGATTCTTGGATACAATTACGCCAAGGTGAAGTAGTTCTTAGACAAGACGATGATAGTAACCACAATCCTCAAACTAATTACTATGCATCTAAACTTGTAGGTACATTAGATACAGGTAGTTATACTATCCGTGCTACATCATATAATTATATAGTTTCAGGTCAAAGACCTATTGGAACTTATACTTTAAGTAGTAATTTAATTCAGCCTCCACCACCCCCATTAGTAGTGGAACCTGAACCTATCCCCGAACCTACCGAACCAACAGAACCAGTAGTAGTGCCACCTGTTGCTCCATCAGTGCCACAAGAGCCAGAAGCGCCGCCAATAATTCCACCCGAACCCCCTATTGAATTACCAACAGAAGAAGAACCCCCTGCCCCCGCAGAAGAACCTCCTGTTGTAATTGAAGAGCCTACACCACCAGTTGAAGAACCGCCAATTGAGGCGGAAGAGCCACCTGTGGAAGAAGAAGCCCCTCCTGCTGAAGCAGAGGAGCCACCTGTAGAGGCTGAAGAACCACCTGCTGAAGTAGTACAAGCAGATGAAGTTGATTTAGAAACACTTGCACCTGAGACACCAGTCGAATTAGATAATGGTGTAGTGCTTGAGGCTGGCACAGTAGTAGCCCTTCAGTTACTAGAAAACCCAGCAGAATTATTAGCAGAAATATTTAATGACCCAGGTCAGGTATTAACTGCATTATCAAACATCGGTGCTGATATGTCTGATGAGGAAAGAACTACAGCAGAGAATACAATTATTGCATCTGTTATTGCTGGTCAGGCTGCTATTAACGCAGTAGGCGCAGCAAATATGGCTAGAACAACCACACCTACCCCTACCCCTAGCGGTGGTGGTGCTCCATCCGCAAATGACAACATTAAGTTATACAAAAGGAGAAAACCTTGAATATATTAAAAGATATGGTTCAGCAACTATGGACTTTATTAGGCATGTTTATTGCTTGGGTCGTATTAACTGGCTCGGCAAAGACTGTAGTTGGTTATGCAATCATACTAACTTTAATAGTTTGGGCAGTTACCTATCCACTAAGAAACGGGGACAATGAATGAATGTAGTAGACATCGCCAAGTCACAACTTGGATATCAAGAAATAGGCAAAAGAAATGACAGCATGTATGGCAAGTGGTATGGATTAAATTATAACCCTTGGTGTGCGATGTTTGTATCTTGGTGTTTTGACCAAGCAGGATTAGTAGCCACAGTAGCAGCCCAGACTAAATAAGGATTTGCTTCTTGTGATGCAGGACTTAAATGGTTTGCTAAAAAAGGAAAGATAGTTCCAGTTGGCAAAGCCCAACCTGGAGACATAGTTTTCTTCCAGTTCGATGACGATGCACAGGCTGATCACGTGGGCATCTGTGCCAGTAACGATGGAAAGAAAAACCTTATGGTCTATGAGGGTAATACCTCTGGGGATAATAAGGGTAGCCAATCAAACGGAGATGGTGTGTATCTAAAGAAACGTGCCTACTCCCTAGTAATGGGTGTTGCTCGCCCTTAAAGGAATATATGAATACAGAAAAACTAAAAGCAATTGTAACTACCTACATCCGTGCAGCAGTAGCATCCGTGCTTGCTCTGTACCTTGCTGGTACTACTGACCTAAAGACACTAGCATTAGCAGGTGTCGCTGCTGTAGCAGGACCAGTCCTAAAGGCATTGGACCCATCAGCAACAGAATTTGGTCGCGGAAGCAACTAATTATGCACCTCTAATCGGGCTTTAAAGGCCCTTTAGAGACACGAAAACCCCCCAACTTAGTAGAGATACTAGGAAGGGGGGTCTTTTGTCGTATTGCGCAACTATTATCCTTGGTATATGGTGTGTCTACGGGTAACCGTGGGGCAGAAACTTCAATTGACGGGTGACGGCAAACGCCTAACCAGCCTCCCTGACCAACCATAATTTTTATGGGGGGTGGGGGGGCATTTCTTAATTTCAGGGTTCAGGCAGGGCTCGATTGGCGCTAGCCAATAGGGTGTGGTAGGGTTACACCATGAACGAATTACCTAAACATATATCCTATTCATCTTTAGGAACTTACCTAGAGTGTGGATGGAAGTATAACTTAACTAAAATCCAAGGTGTACCTGAGAAACATGCTGTTTGGTTTACAGGTGGATCTGCTGTCCACAGGGCTACTGAAATGTGGGACTTAAATCCAAATGCTGCTGAGTTTATTTGGAATGATGCTTGGTATAAACAAGTAAAAGAAGATGAAGAATTACATGGAGATATGAACTCATGGGATTACATTAAACGTGAAGACATGTCTTGGTGGTATGGAGAAGGCTTATGGATGCTTGACCGTTGGATCGAGTTTCGTTCTAACGGGTGGGGTATCTATAAGGATTATATAGAAAAACAGTATGAAGTTCCTTTGGTAGATACTGTTGTTAAGATGGCCATTGACCGTGTAATGACGGATTATGATGGCAATATAGTCCTTTTAGATATCAAGACAGGGGCGTCATCTCAGAGACACCCACTTCAACTTGCTACTTATGCGTGGGCTTTGCGCAAAATTGATGGCCTCGAAGTGGACAAAGCAGGTTTCTGGGATGCACGCACTGGTCATGTAACCACATGGAATCTTGAGCATCTTGCTACCGAACAGATAGAAACAATTTATTCAGAATTTGATCGATCACGTAAGGCTGAAATATATTTACCTAATTTAAACAATTGTGGTCGATGTGGCGTACTCTCATACTGTAAGTTTATGAACGGACAATATACAGAAAAGGAGAAAAACAATGGCTAATGCTAACTTCCAAGTTAGTTCTAAGTTAAATGATGGTCGCATATTTGTGATCGCAGGAGACACAGCCGATGAGTTCAAGCAGAACTTGACTCATATATTGGGTGACATCGGGGCTGAGAATTTAATCTCAACCATGGCGTCATCAGTAGAGGGAGCACCTACGACTATAGAGTCGGCAGTTGCCAACCTTGCACAGGGACTAGGTGCTCGACCAGTATCAAGCCCAACACAAACCTTTACACCAAGTACAGGTCCATCAGGCAAAACGTGTAAGCATGGTGAGATGACAAAACGTACTGGTGCAGGTGCTAAGGGTCCATGGAAAGCATTCATGTGTCCTTCACCTAAGGGAACTCCAGACCAATGTGAGCCAGTATGGATCCGACGTACTGATTCCGAATGGAATTCCTTTTAAGAAATGAGAACTTTAGCCCGTGCTGTAGGCAGCAAAGATATTGGTGGTGAACCTCTACCATCAGTATTTCGTACCTTTGATGTCAATAAAATTGTCATTAGACGGGCAGAAGTATCTATGATTGCAGGCACTCCAGGGGCAGGTAAATCAACACTTGCCCTTGCGATTGCTTTAAGATCTAAAGTTCCAACACTTTATATAAGTGCAGATACTAATGCTCATACAATGGCTATGCGTCTGCTATCAATGATTTCTGGTCAATCACAATCCGTGACTGAACAGTTACTCATAGAAAACGTTGAAGAGTCTCGCAAGACTATTAACGAAAACTCAGGACATATCTTCTGGTCATTTGAATCAGCACCTTCATTGGTTGATTTAGATATGGAAGTATCTGCTTTTGAGGAACTATGGGGTTGTCCACCAACCTTAATCGTAGTTGATAACCTAATGGATATTGCTAACGATGGTGGTGAAGAGTTCGCAGGAATGCGTTCTACAATTAAAGAACTGAAATATCTTGCAAGAGATACTAATGCTGCAGTTCTTGTCCTTCATCACACGAAGGAATCCTATCCTGGCAATCCGTGCCAGCCTAGATCAGCATTACAAGGAATGGTTGCACAATTACCAGCCTTGATATGTACAGTTGGAACAAATGCTCCTGGATATATTGCTGTCGCACCTGTTAAAAACAGATACGGCAAAGCAGATCCAAGTGGAGATACTTCGTTCTGGCTACAATTTAATCCAGAAGTGATGGAAGTTTCCGATATTCCTGAAAGAATATGAGTGCTAAGGATATCTGGGAATTAAGTCCAGACTATAAAGAGTCAATGGACATTCGTGGTGAACCTACCAAGATATGTCCGTGTGGTTCTTTTGTTTGGAAACTACTCGTCACATGGGATGACGATAGTGATACAATAAGTTCATACTTTATCGATATGGAGTGTGCTGTCTGTGGGACAAAGGCAACAGCCCCAACAGAGGAGAAACTATGAAGAACAACCTGAAACACATAGCGATGTGTTTTGTGGTCTTTGCGGGTTTCTGGCCTCAAAGTGCGGTTGCGACTATGTTGGTCGTAACCCCTATGAAACCAGTCTGTAAAGAATTTAAAATGACTATTAGTCAAAGCAAAAAGTTCGCTAAGAAATATGCCTTTATGAGAATAAAGCAAATAGGTTGGACTGACCATGAGTGGAAATCTTTATACACTCTTTGGTCTAAAGAATCCCGCTGGGATTACACAGCAAATAACCCAAAGTCTACAGCGTATGGAATACCCCAAATTCTTAATATGCCTGAAGACACACCCTTAACTGAACAAGTTGATTTGGGGTTAAAATACATCAAAAAGCGGTATAAAACGCCTACTTTGGCGCTTCAACACCACTTACGAAAGGGTTGGTACTAAGACTCAATGGCTAACAAGAATGGACGCAAAGGATCTTTATTTGAAACAACCGTGTTAAAATGGTTGCGTTCTAAAAATGTAGTTGCCGAAAGGTTAACTAAGGCGGGGGCTAAAGACGAAGGCGACATTGTTGTTATGGCCAATGGTAAGACTTATATCCTGGAACTCAAGGCGACTAAAGCACTCAAGTTGCCTGAGTTCTGGAATGAAGCAGTTGTCGAAGCAAAGCATTACGCAGAGGCTCGCTCAATTAGCGAGGTACCACCATCGTATGTTATTATTAAGCGTAGGATGGCGGGAATAAATCAAGCATGGGTGGTGGAAGATTTTGACCAGTGGATCAAGAAAGTCACAACGTGTAGATGCGTTACCGATTAAGGATATATTAGAACATTATGGTGCAAGAGTCCCTGAACGAAATGGTTGGTCATCAATTAGATGTCCCTTCCACGATGACACACATAGATCAGCAACAGTCAGTACTAGAGAAAATGTTTTTTGTTGCTTCGCCTGTCAAGTTAAGGGCGACACTTACAGAATTATTATGGACAGGGAAGGATTAAAGTTTCATGAAGCAGTCAAGTTCGCAGAGAGAATCACTGGGCAAAGCAGCAAAGTATTACGCAGCAGCAATTCACGAAGCGGAGGACTACCTCGCAGAACGGGGAATATCTCTGGAGGTAGCACGGAAAGTGGGATTGGGCGTCGTGCTCGATCCAGTAACGGGTCATGAGCAATATGAAAACCGTCTCTCTATTCCGTACATTACGCGTACGGGTGTGGTTGACCTCAGGTTCAGAGCCATGGATTCCCAAGAACCAAAATATATGGGCTTGGCTGGTGCAAACACACATCTCTTCAATACAAGGGCATTTTTCAAAGCGTCGTCATACATTTGTATATGCGAAGGTGAGATTGACACGATCACGTTGGATTATGTTTGTGGTCTATCTTCGATTGGGGTCCCAGGGGTGAACAACTGGAAGAAGCATTACACTAAATTGTTATCAGATTTTGATAAAGTATTCATGTTTGCTGATGGAGATCAGGCTGGTCATGATTTTGCCAAGTCATTAACTCGGGAACTTGGTAACGTAGTTACAGTTCAAATGCCTGAGGGAGAAGATGTTAATTCTATGTATTTAAAACATGGTGCTGATTACTTCAAGCAAAAGGTGGCTAACTCACAATGACAGTATTAATTCCACATGAAAAAGGATACGAGTGTGGAGATTGCGATTTCGTATCTGATGATATTTTTTTATTTCTAGATCATTGTGATATATCTTTTAGTTGGGCAGTACGTTTAAGCAATCGATACACCCTTGATTTATTTGCTATTTTAGAGGAGATCAATCAAACAATTCAAAGTGGACATACTGACTGTGCCATAGACTTAGTTCAATCTGTAACTCTTGCTATGGTAAATGCCTCTGAGGGTGAACAGTCATTCCATAAATTTATAACTGAAGCCATGACCATGGAAGCAGCGCAAGAAATGATGCACGGGATAGAGGAGATGCTAAATAAAAATGGCGAAGATAATAAACCTGAATAACGATATTTCAGATCCTACTGATTTTGAATTAAGTCTGTTGGAAGTAACAGAGGAACTTGTTGAATTATTGTTATCTAAACATAAAGATTACGGCCCAAGAAATATAGCCGATGCTCCTGGTGGTGCATTGAATGGACTTAGGGTACGTATGCATGACAAGTTGGCACGTATCAATAATCTATATGATACTGCTGCACTTCCTGAACATGAGTCTCTTGAAGATTCATTTAAGGACATGGCTAACTATGCAATCATCGGATTGCTAGTACTAAGGGATCAGTGGGATAAATGATAGAACTATTACTAATGACATTTCAGGTAGAACTTTTATCTTTACTGTCACTACTTGCAGCACTGTTAGGAGCATGACATATGAAAATATTTGGACCTTATAAAGGTAGCAAACAAAATGGTGGTCGCCCAATTTATGTTATTAAACGTAAGAAAAAAGATGGCACTACTGAAACTACATCTACCAATAAAGCCCGTCTTGATTACAAGAAGGCTACTGGCAAGAAACTAAAACGCAACCAAGAAGTAGATCACAAAGATGATGGTGGTCGTGAAGGTCGCGATGGTATATCTAACCTACGAGTTTTATCTAAGAAAAAGAATGTAGGACTAGAGAACAAGAGACGAGCAAAGAAAAAATGAGTAAAGCCATAGTAGTGATCTCAGACTTGCAAAGCCCGTTCCATGATGTGGATGCGGTCAATGCAGTCAAGAAGTTTATCTATGCTTATCAACCTGATTCTGTAGTATCGGTTGGAGATGAAATAGATTTCCAGAGTATCAGTCGTTGGGCAAAGGGGACTGAACTTGAGTGGGAAAGATCAATAGGTAAAGACAGGGATACTACTGTTAAAATTTTAGAACAATTAACTATTGATACTATTGTACGTAGCAACCATTCAGATAGGTTGTTCAACAAGATACGCTCATCTGCACCTGGTTTCTTAGGATTACCAGAGTTAGAGATTGAAAAGTTTCTTAAGTTAGATGAACTTGGTATTACTTACTCTCATGGACCTCTTGAGATAGCGCCTAACTGGTTATTGATGC